TAACTGTTATTCAATGCCTTTAATTCTGCTTCTAATGAACTGATTCTTGTGACAAGACTAACTGTTTCTCTCATCATTTCTTCTCTGGCTTCTTGATACATGATAGTTAATGTTGCATCTTTTGATGAGAATTTATCATCAAGGTTATTAATATCTTTGAACACAGCCAATTCAATTGTGTTTTCCATTTCACTGATTGCAATGCTATGATTTTCGATGGTTTGATTTAACTTAGATACTACTGTTACACCAGTGTATAAAGAACCTATTACTGCCAGTCCGATCGGAACCCATGTGATCACTTGAGTAATTTTCATATACAGATATTTAAAGTCGGTGCTTAATTAAAATAGTGGTGTTTAATAGGAAGTCTTTTTGCCACCCACTGTGAGAGCGCGGTTGGTAATTTTTGACACATTGCCTTTGTCAGTCTCAACACGAAACTCGCTAGGCAGTAGTGTGCCTGCTTCTTTCGGCACAAGAGTCAGCACTTCAACTGTGTTGCCTATGGATATTTTGTATCGCTTGGTGGCTCTTTGAGATATTATTCGAGCAGACGGATCAGTTTTTTCTTCACCTGTGCTCAGTCTGAACGATGCAATAGTGATATCAGTAAAATATTTTTTGTTGAGTCGACCCATGTGATGAGTTCAACATGTGTTATATTGATGCGCCACGCATACCATACCAAATGACTCTCACACCTTCACCTTTGGGTACCCACTTGCGATACATGTCCACCACAATTGATCCTGGAGCAGGGTCAAGTTCGTCATAGGTTGGTCGAGAGTAGGTCTGATCATGAGCCAATAGATACACTGCTGGTTCTTCACTAGGAAGGTCATAGATTACAGTTTTCCCTGCTTGTTCCACATAGTGGCCAACCAACATACTGGCTGATCCATCTGTAAGATTCACAGCAGGTTTAAATGCTTTACCCATAATATGTACAGGTAAATTGTGTTTTAGTAATTCATCTGCAATGTTTTTGGCCTGTACTTCACGTGACCTAATAATGTCTGAAAAAAGATCATATCCAAGATCCAGTTTTTCTGCCAACCAGGACAGTGCTATGTTGTCTCTTGGATGACATGGTCCACCGTCTCCCATACCAGGAGTCATGTATCTTTTGCCGACAATCCTGTCTGCGTTCNNCAATGACTNTGCCACCACACCCGGATCTGCCATGCCCATTTTGTGTGTGACATCTTGAATCATGTTGGCAATGCCAATTTTTGCTGAAATGTATGTGTTGTGAAATATTTTTATGCACTCTGCTTCTTCAAATGTGCCACAGGTAATGTGTGGACCTCGACCGACATTTCTGTCTGGATGCTTTTCATCATAGTTGTTCCACAGTGGTTGCATAAACTTTATCAATTGTCTTGCAAATGGATGTTTATTTTCGTTTTCAGGATCAATCCAGCCTGCGTTGTGTGTCCAATTTTCAAATCCTGCCACAAATATATCTGGCAACATGAAATCACTGGCCACAGTGCCCATTGCAATCAATGATGGATTGTAAACAAATCTGTGTGCAATGCCTAGGTCAGTAACAATTTTTCTAATTGTGCCAGGCAACACAGTTGAAATATTAACAATTAATTGATTCTCATTGGTGTGCTTGGCCACATCAGCCAACGCTTCTTTGAGTATGGTGTAGTCAAAATCTTTTGCTGGCAAATGAGATGAAGGAGTTTCTCCTCCGTACTCTGGATCATGTGGTGTTGGCACTGCTATAAACACAATGTCACAATCTTCCACACACTGATCAAGTCTGTGATGAGTAATGACTCCTTTTGTTGATTCAATTAGTGGATTAGGATCGAAGCCATGAGTTTCGTATGATTTTGACATGACTTCTGCAACAGGTAATCCTAGTTTGCCCAACCCTATCATGCAAACTATACTGTCTGGTGTAATTCTTATCATACCCATACTTATAAAATGAAAAAACGGTGCCTGCAAAAACAGACACCGTTGAATGTGATATAAAAAATATATCTTATGTAGTTGCGAACACTGATAAGTTTGCCGCAACACCAGTTCCTGAGGATTCCATGTATGCGTCGACCATGAAGTTTGTACCGTTGAAACCAATTTTCACAGTACCACCAACACCAGGACCACCGTTTGTTAAACCAACTAGGTTTAAGAAGTCATCGCCTGTGCCGTCTGCTAGATCAATAGATGTGATCCCAGTAACTGCTGAACCAGTTGCACCAGTTTGTCTTACCACTCTTGATTTTGCCATGAAGAACTGACTAGCAGTTCCTATTTTCACAGTTTCACCGTTTGCGATTGCTGTGTCGATCTCAAGTAGAATAAAGTCACCTACTGCTGAAGCCGCATGTGTTGGAAGTGTGTACACACAGGCATTACCATCAACTGGGTTCATTGTGATTACGTTTTTCACAAGTGCAATTGTGGCGTCGTTAGCAGTCTGTGTTTTTGCAACCACAGTTGCTGCCGCATAACCTGAACCAGTTGCTAAACCACCAACAATTTTTACGTTGTCGTTGATTGTAACAAAGGCCGCATTGGCTGAACTGATAGCATCTGATTCGAGTGCTCCACCGAAGCCAACTGCCGCTCCACCGGCTGTTGAACCGTCTGATATTCTCAGAGCGTTTGTTGTTGTATCGTAGAATAAGTCACCGTCTGAACCGACATGTGAACCAATTGCTTCTACAATCGTTTTGGCTGGAATTTTTTTAGTAGCCATTTTGTTTTCTCCTTATATAAGGTCAAATGCAGGTTCTACCTACTACGCGGTTAGTTCCGCATAAGTCTCAAACACCATTGTCTGAGCACTATTAGACATTGTATTTACTGTTACCAAGATGACTTTTAACTAGCCATAAAAAAAGGGGGAATAAAAATCCCCCCTTTTGAATAAAAATAAGTGCAGTTTAACTAACTGCCGCTGTAAATGGTGTTGCTGGGTTGGCACCTGCCGCTACCCTCATAACGCCTCTTACGTGGTATTGGTTAGTCGCTATATCAATCAACTCAAGATAGTCACCAACTATGCCGCCCGTAGTACCACCGTTTAGTGTGATAGTATCAGAAGCCGCCACTGTTGGGAAAGCCGTAACGGCTGTTCCATCTTCGTCCAAGTACAACATGATACCGTCGATAGTGTCAGTTGCATCAGCCACCTGTATCTTGTAGTTTGATGTATTTGTAACACTAACGATGAATTTGTAAACAGCACCNGTACCAGTCGCCGCCGGTAGTGTCAGTGTCAATGCCGCGTTACCGCCAACTTCACCAAGTAATAGTGTTCTGCCTGCGTGTTCCACGATTGTGACTGCATCAGTGGCCACAAATGTGTGTATCGCTGGTAGGAATGATCCAGTCATTGTTGTTTGACCTGATATGGTTACATCTCCTGCCGCTTCTAAAGTTCCATTCACTCCTAATCCATCTTGCACAGTAAGTTGTACAGAATCAACTGCGGATATATTTCCATTTATTCTTACTGCGGCATCGATTACAACACCGGATGAATCACCTGATGTAATTGTGTTTGTGTCAATAGAATCAACACCCAGTGTGCCTGATATGTTCACAGCATCATTGATTTGGATTGCTGTTGAATCGCCTGATGAAAGGTTATTAGTTTCCAGTGTTGCAATGTTTGCTGTGCCAGTCACTCTAAAACCATCATCTACAACAACTTCTGCAGAATCATCTGATGAAATGTTGTTAACAATTAAACCATCTACAATATTAACAATGTCATTGAAAACAATCTCAGATGAATCACCATTGGATATTGGGCCATTCAATTCAATTCCACCAGTACCTTGTGGTTGAATGATTATGTTTCCGTTTGTTGTTCTGTTGTTGATCTGCACATCATTAGTGTTTGCGTCTTTGATTTCACCATTGGTTGAAAGTTTTACATTGCCAGAACCGATTCTTGAAATGTTTGCTTGTTCGCCAAAATCTGAACTAATTGTGCCTTGTAAAGCACCTGTAAATGTATTAGCAGTGACACCATCAGTGACACTAACTGCTCCTTCAACAAATAAAGCACTTGCTGATGAGTCATTGTTGTCAATGGTTAAGCCACCTCTGATCTGCATTGAATCATTTACAGTAACTTGTCCTTCTGCTAGAGCAGTGATTGTGTCTATAGCGGCAGCCGTTGCATCAATGTTAGCCACAATGGTTGCTGTTGCTGTGTCTGTGACAGCAGTTGTTACTGAATCATCTGAAGATGACAAAACTGCTTTAAATTTGTCTTCACCTTCGTTCCAGTAAAAGAATGCTGAATTAAGTGCATTACCTCTGTTTACGAAAAAACCAGCATCAACGTCTCCACCAGAAGAGTTTCTGTTAAGTTCTAATATGTTGTCTTCAATTTGTAATGTAGTTGCGTCCAACTGTGTAGTTGTGCCTTTAACTTCAAAATCTGAATTTATTATGACTTTTCCTGTGCCATTTGGTGTAAGGTTAATATCTGCGTTGGTTACATCTGAAATAATTGCTGTGCCACTGAATGCCAAACTGGATAGTGATGTACCGCCTAATTCTGTGTATACTTCTGAAAAGTTGTCGTTTATTTTATCAAACGCCGTTCTTAGTGGATCACCCGTCCCGTCATTGGCTGCTGATCCGATGTTAATTGTTTGTTGTGCCATTTATATAGTCTCCTCTGGTGTTTTTATTTATAAATAATTTTACAAACCTAATGTAAATGTTCATAGAACAAACAACAAAAATCCACTTGCATCAAAGAGAAAGCAAGTTAGGCAAAGTGCATAACTTCAAGCGTAAACGAACAATTTACCATTTTCGCTGTGACTGTTGCGAAAAACAATTTGTGCGTGACAAGAGCAAAGTCTCGCCCACAAGAGCAACTAATAATTTTCATCATGTGTGTGCTGATTGTGATCCTTATGCGTTTGCACAAAAAATTGGTGTGAAAATGCGTAAGGTATGGCAAATGGATGCCAGTTCCACTGAAATAAAACTTTAGGCGATGTCTGTAGTATCTGCTCTGAGTGGCACCCAGGCATCGTTTTCGTATGCTTCTATTCTAGAAGTTGATGTGTTATAGATTAACATTCCATTAATAGCAGTTAAGGCATCTCGTGCTGTTGTGTCTAAGGAAGGAAGCACAAATGCATTGTTATTGATTAACAGTTGCCCATTTATGTTAACTGCATCATTGATTTGGATTGCAGTCGAATCTCCTGATGAAATTTGATTTGTATCAAGTGTGTCAACACTTAGTGCACCTGATATATTAACTGCATCATTGATTTGGATTGCAGTGCTGGTTGAAGATGAAATTGAAACCACATCAATGTTGTTGATTTGTACAGCAGATGAGTCATTGCCTACAATTTCATCTACTTGTAATATGCCTGATATGTTAGTGTTGTCTTCAATGTTTAAAAATGTTGAGCCTTCTGCTTTCAGTGTTCCAGTGATTAACAGATTATCGTTAATGGTAACACCAGTAGAATCACCAGATGAAATATTTGTAACGTCAATAGTATCAGCACTCAATATGCCTGACACATTTAATCCTTCATTTACTTGAATAGCAGTCGAAGTTGAACTAGAAATTGTATCTACATCTAAAGTTGAAATTTGCACAGCAGTTGAATCATCGGAAGAAATGTTGTTGGTAATTAATCCGCCAGTTACCCTTAAAGTTTCCTGTACTTCGATCAAAGTTGAATTGTCTGACTTGATTACGTCAACAACCAAATCTGCATTTACAACTAAATCACCAGTACCGTTTGGATCTAGCGTAATGTCAGCGTTTGTAGATGTTGAACCAATTGTGTTTCCTGTAATATCAATGGCTTTGCTGGTGGAGTCTAAACCAAAAAAATCATAAAGTTCTTCAAAGTTAGTGTTAACTTTGTTCATTGCTGAACGCAATGTATCTCCAGTGCCTGTGTTTACACCTGTACCAATGTTAATGCTTAGACGTCCCATATGTGTGCTTATTTATTGCTACGTAGAAAAGGAAGTTCCACAACCACAGGATGATTTAGCATTTGGATTCTCATACGTAAAGTAGGATCCCATGATTTCATCTTTGAAATCTATCTGTACTCCAAGCACAAATAATTCACATTTAGGATCTATCAGTACTTTTACAGGCCCAAATGCTAGTTCTTGATCGGTTTCTTTCTTCTGATCAGTCACATCAAGGATATAATTGAATCCTGCACATCCTCCTCCTTTTACTCCGAAGCGAATGTATGGTTTATTGGCAGACTCCATTACTGACTGCATTTTTGCAATTGCTGGTACTGTAACTTGTATCATATGCCGAGTGCTAGCCTTACATCTTCTGACATCATCTCAGGACCAAATGTTGGAGTAAATGTTGTCACGACTTGTACTTCTTCAATGCCTTCTACCATACCTGCATTTTTAATGTCATCTTTGATTTGATCGGCCGCAGGACACCATGCTGAGGTCAGCGTGTGTGTTATGATTACTTTTGGTTTGATAGAAAGATCTATGTCATATATAAGTCCTAGATCGTAAATGTTCACACTGATTTCAGGATCATGTACCTTCCTTAAATTAGCAATTATGTTTTCTAATTGGCTCATACTTGTAATTAGTAAGTTTTGGTCACACTAATTTTACAATTTGGACTTCAGGAATACGTGAGTGTAGTTTGTTGTACAGTGCACCAAGTGTGGCTTCATGGTTAGGACAACCAAAGCATGATCCTTGCATCTTTACTTCCACCACTCCGTTTTTGAATCTTATAAATTTTACATCACCGCCATCTAAATTCACAGCAGGTTGTATTTCCTTTGCAATTATATCTCCAACAGCACAACAAATCTCATCGTCACATCCTTCACCGACTGATCCTGATTCAATGTAAAAATCTGTGCCAAGCATTAGTTCCTTCACTTTCATGGTCATATCATTCCAAGACCATTGTGGATATTTTGTGATAGTCATGTAGTTGTCTTGGAGCAGTATAAATCTTACTCCTGCTATTCTAAAAATATTTTTTATAAAGTCGTTCGCCTGTTGTGCAATGTCAATGTCGTAAAATACGGATCCTTCACCTACAATTTTATTGTTGAAAATAAATTTTAAAGCATTAGGATTAGGAGTTGGTTCTGTTGGAAACATTAGGCTTCCAACAGTCTCGATTCTAAAAATGCATAGTTGATCATGTCACTCATGAATGTTTCTAAAAACTTTTTACGATCGTTTTTGTAATCCAAATAGTAAGTGTGTTCCCATACATCCACTGCTAATAATATATCCGTGTCTTCGCCTACAGGATTATCAGCATTAGAATATGTTTTCCATGCCAGTTTTCCATTTTCCATAATGAGGAAAACCCAACCTGAACCAAATCTTTTCATTCCAGCATCTACAAATTCTGACACAAACTTATCCATAGATTCGAATGAATCTTCAATTTTCTTCTGCATTGTTTCTGAAGGATCTTGATAGTTGTCTGTCATGCTCTGCCAAAATATAATATGATTAAAATTCTGTGCCGCATTGTTAAAAATACCATCATTATTATCACGTGTCGCAACAATGATTTCTTTGAGACTCATGTTTTCATACTCAGTGCCTTTGATCAAATCATTTAGTTTGTCCACATAGGCCTGATGATGTTTGCCATAGTGTGTGTCTAGTGTATCTCTGCCCATAAAAGGCTCAAGATCAGTACGACCATATGGCAAGTCCATCAATGTAAACTTGTCGCCCATTATCTTAACATCGTCTGCTACTGTTTCAATTTTCATTATTTTTTACTTGGTCTGCCTCTTTTAGCAGTCTTCTTTGTTGTTTTCTTTGTTGTTTTCTTTTTAGCAACTTTTTTTGTTGTTTTTGTTTTTGTAGTAATTTTCTTTTTTGCTACTTTTGGTGCTGTGGTTACTTTAACCTCACCCATTGTTGTTGACATGGCTGTAGCGGCTGTTGATGCCGTTGTTTCTAAGCCAAGTATTTTTTTCCAGAATCCCATAATGAGTTCCTCCTTGTTGTTTGTTGTTTTATTATATATGATATTAAAGATATGTCAATCGTCTTCGGTTTTATTTTGGTATCTTTCATCGGACTCATTAAAATCCAAAAACATTTTTGCTATCCACATAACTGGTAGTGCAATTAAAGGCACTGTCATTATCAAAAACAGTGCAATAGCACCATCTCCGAACATAGGTGAAATATAAACGCCCACTATCATAGATATTGCTACAATGATAACGCCGAGTTTTAATGGTGTGAGATTCATGATGATAACCACACTATAAGGGCCAGCAATAACAATGCAAGGCCTTGAAATAAAACTCTCATCTGCATCAAACTATTTGAATATTTTTTATTAAATTGTCCGTTAACTGCCATAGCAATCACGCCAACGATTACTGCCACAGCGGCAATGCACATGAGAAGTAACAGTAGATAATTTCCAAATGAATCAGGCATGTGATTGTATGTATAATTGTTCTGAAGCAAGGTTCTTGGCTTTGGCTTCAACCTGAATATCAAAATTTTCGTGAAAGGATAGTGCCCAATCATTTACTTTTGCATTAGGCAAGAAGTCCGAATGTGCTCTTAGTTTTTGTTTTTTACAACCACGTTCGATCAAATCTTTAATGTTATGCATTTGGCTATGAGTCTTATCACCTAGTTCAGCAGGAGCCAATGCTTCATCTCTAGAGTATGAATAATGCATGGATGGCCTTATACCACGCCATGAATCAATAACTCGCTTTACTCTGTCATCCGATGCTTTAATATATTCTTCATCTCGGATCCAGTGGTGATGTATATCAAGCACCAGTGCTACATGTTTTTCTAACATCAACGATGCATCTAGGCCATGACCCATTTCATCATTCTCGATAGTAATTAAGTTCCTTGCTTCTGGCGACAGTCTTGGTAATGCTTTAATAATGCCTTCATATCCTTGTCTACCAGATATGTGAACATTAATTTTACAACCATCTTGAAACGATTTGCCAAAACCCATCCAACGAGCCATGTTGGTATGATATTCGAACTCATCGATGCTACGATCCACAATGTCTGGAGTGTCAGATGCGAGAACAGTAAACTGACCTGGATGAAAAGAAACTTTCACATCATATTTGCGTACTAAGTCTCCTACTTCTGCAAAATGTTTTTCGCAGTATTTTACAATTTCAGGTGAATCGATATACCAACGCCATGTTGCTTCTGTAGCCAAAGGCAATACAGGCGAGCCTAATCTACACATTCTTCTTCCAGGTGGAAGTGTACCTACCTTGGTCACCAATTTTTTCAGCGACTCTATATTGTGCTTAACAACCATATCTAGTTTTTCAACTGCTTGATCTTTGTGTTCATTGAGCCAACGCACAGTGGTGGCTTTTGTGTTGAAAGGCCGTTGGATTTCTTCTAGTTGTTTTTTCTTTAGAGTTTGATCATAATGAAACCATTGACAGCAAAAACCTATACGCATACATTAATAATACAGCAGATTAGTTTATTGTCAACTACTTGGACCAGTTGTCTACACCAATTAGTACAGAGGCTAGTTGATCATCTATATTGTCTATAGATACTGGAGCAATAAACTTTGACTTGTCTACCCATGCACTATACTCATCACTGTGAATAGCATCAAGCAATAGTTGTCTGATTGCAGTTTGATTATCAAAGTTTACTGCAAACCAAAAAGCATGTTGAGAAATAAATCTATAATCATAATCCGGAAGAGCATTTTTTAATGGTTGCATATCGTCAATCGGTAAATGTCCTGTAACTGCAAAACATGAACCAGTTGGTAATTTTTTTACTTTGGATAAACTTACTGCGATATAATCAAGATCGTTAGTTTGGAATGCCAATACCAATTGTCCACTGTTCTTAAAAGGAATTGATCTAACAGTTTTGTCTATCGTATAAGCAAGAGACTTGAATATTTTGTTAGGCCAACTTGCAGAATAACCAATAACAATTTCATCTGGTTGAAAATATTTGTACTTGGTTGAACAGAATGCTATAGGAGAAACGTAGTCTAATATGCCGAATGTGTCTGGATTTGCCTCTATCAGTGTCTTTACATTAGCAGAGTCCATCCATGGCATAATCGTAGGCGTATCACTGTTTATCAGGGCATGTTTACTCTTAGCATGGTCACCTGCGTTAATTAATTCGACATCATGACCTTGGTGTGTTAGATAGTCATACATCATCATTGATCTTGTGTGAAATGTTCCTCCTGCTTTGCCACTGACAATTAAATTAATTGTGTCTGCGGTAGCACCAAAAGATAAGAATAAAAGAACTATTAGATATTTCATATGTACATATTATATACTACAATCATGACTGATTCAACCTGTTCTTGCACTAAAAACACAAAGATAAAAGGAATCATGTTTATATTTCTACAAACCCATCCAACTACACTGAACACAACAAATACAAGCAAGTAATATGCAATATCATTAACAGTGTGTCCTACGTACATTAAACAGCACACTAGAATGATTGCGATCACAATACTGAAATAATCCTTTGCAAACATAATAATTCTTTGGAGCATAGTGCTCAATGGCCAACTGACAATGATGCCTATACACAAAGACATCAAAACACTAGCAAATAGCATTATATGATAATTGTTATCGACAATTACTTGCCAATTAAGATCAATAACATTTCTTTCTAGTATAGAAACTAATAACGCTTCGGAGCCAGTTATTGGTATACCTAAAACAATCAGCGGAAGTAGTGTGACTAGTATCGCAGAGTTGTTGGCAGACTCTGCAGAGATCAGTGCTCTATAACTTGGAATATTGTTAGGATACTTTTCATACCATCTAACAATTTTATGTGCCACGTTTGTGGCCAATACTGTAGACACTGCGGGTACCAGTCCACATACCATGCCTATAAATGTGCCAACAAAAGAATATTGAACATTTTTAAAAAATTTTACAACACAATCGCTCAAACGTTCTCTGGTATAATCTGCCAATTCAAAATTATAATGTTTGAAAAGATTTGGCACAACCAAGATTCCTAATACCACCGGAAAGAAAGGAATGCCAGTGCCTAAACTTAAATTATCAAAACTAAGAAAATATTCACCAGTCCAATCATTGAATCCTATTCTACTGATCAAATAACCAAATACCATGATAAAAATATTTGTGTACCATCTGTTAGAAGTAAGAATTATGAAAAAAATAAACACTGTGACAAACAATATAAATTGATTATTAATGCTGTAAAACCAGGATATAATGCTGTTGTAATAGCCACTTAGGGCCATTAACACAAATATACTAGTTGTGCCAGCCAGTAAACTGCCTAATCCTGTGCCTACGATTGCACTGTGTCCTTGTCCTTGTCTAGACAGTCTGTGTCCTTCAATTACAGCAGGCACACTGTTAGACTCTCCTGGTATACCAAAATATATGGAAGTGACTGATCCTGTAAACTGGGCCACATTTGCAAGACCTATATAAAAACACAACAATGATATAAGATCCAGTTGTATCAACATTGGATACAGTATCAACAAGTAACCAAAAGTCCGGTGCCTGGAATAATACCTGCCACAGTGCCAGCCATGCACCCTATTAAAGTATAGAGCAATGGTGTCATCATGACTGCATCATCGTTACTGGAGTAACATCAAAGAAGTTTCTGTGTTGCTCTAGTGTGTAATTTGAATTTTTTAGATCAATATTTTTATTTGTGTGTAGTGCCAGTCGATTGCTTAAACAGGTCAAAGATAATTTATGATGTATGTGCATTATATTTTCACCTAGCCACATTTTACCATAATGATAAAGAATTAAATGTTCTGGCATGTCTTTTATTTCGTATATGATATCTTGATGTCCTGCTATGATTAATAAGTCACAAGATTCTATTTCGTTGATACTTGCAATTGTTTCTCTATACCAATGATATGTGCCTTGGAAACCAAAATCTCTTTTGTATTTGGAGTGTGCAGTTTGCATCATAGCAGTGTCGTGACATTGATCATAATTGATGATATCTACATGACTATCCTGACATGCATAAAATAAGTCTATGTTGGTATAACCACCCAATACACAAATCTTGCTAGGTTTTGTTTGGTTAATAAATTGACGTAGCAATTCATATTCTTTGTATCTTAGATCTTGTATTGCCCAAGGCCTATTTTGCATGTAGTTTTTAAATTCTGAAAGATTCATGATTTAGAAGAGTGGATGTATCCTGCTTTCATTTTGTTTATCTGTAAATCCATATAATTTTTCTGTGACCACACATAAGGGTACACACCGACTGTGCCATCGATATCTATCATGTAGATGTCCTGATACTTAGATAGTTTATTCCATATTTCAAACATATCATAAGTGCCAAATGATTTTTGGAAATCGCACTGTGCAATCTTTATAAATCCTAAGGCAAGTTTAGGATCAGTGATGTCGAATCCATTCCTCTCAAGCCATGTATAAAATTCTTCTTGTTCATGTTTGTGCCATGGTGCATTCTCGTCTGTGATGTCTTTGCCCCATTCGATATCAAATTCTCCTGTGTAATACTGTAATGAGTTTATTGTAGAACACACAACATCATCTATGTCAGCACCATCCTCATCTCTAAAAACTTCTATGTGTGTCTTGCCAACTTGTGCCCAATGCAAATAAACACCGCCCAGCATTCTATCAAATTTATTGTCAAGGAACAAATTGTAGTCTGCAGTTGTTAAGTTTTTCCTTGGTGCTTGTAAAAAAGTTATAATTTGACTAGGTCTTTGCCATTCAGGTTCAAATTTGCTTTTTCTATAACTCAGTACCCAACTTTCAAGTTCATGACACAGATCATTGAGTTGTCTTATTGCCCATTTAGTTTTATGATCGGACAATTTATAATATGGGGAAAGATTCCATGCTTCGCCTTGTAGATCTTCAAAATATCTGTGCAATCGGTTCATTGCATCATGTTTAAGTCTGCAACCCGGTGTTGCCATATCATCGCTGTTCACTGCTTTGCCTATGGGCAGATCCTCTGAATACATAACGCAATCTTTGTAAAATAGGTCATTAATACGATAAGGCTTCAAGCCATTTTTCTCCCATGTGTTTGTATCATTGAACATGTTAATTTGGAATATAGATTCGTTTATTCTTTCACACAGGTAATCAATGTCTCTTGGTGAATCTACAAATCCCATGAAACAATAATTCTTTTCTAAATGATAGTTTTTGTGTATTATNTTTTTAAGTTCANTTTTCCATCTGGTTGTAAAATCATTTTCTACAATGTCGAAGTGAACNTCNAGTGTGTCGTTGAGATCTTGTGGATTTCTATAAGTGATAATCATTCAACAGTATATACCGCCGAATTTCTTTCATGTTCCCAAATCTCTATGCGTGTAATTTTGACTCTGTGATCAGTTTTAACATCGATAAGTGGTTGCACATTGTCATATACAAACTTGCAAGATGCTTCTATACCTGGTCCCCAACCTTTGTTGACATCCATAACATTAATATTCATTATACCTAAGTCGTGCATTTTTTGAATATTATCCAACTGTGGATCATCTGAAGCAATTAATACTCTGTGATCCCATTCTTTTTCTAACCATGCCTTGACATCTTTAAGATCACCAAAGTCCATGACCCATTGTCTTTCATCCAGTTTGCCTTCAAAAGTAAATTCAATGTATCTGCCATAACCATGCACGTATGCACAGTGTCCATCATCACGCCATTGTCTGTGTCCTACAGATATAGGCCCTAATTTTTTAGTTGATTGAAACTTCATACTGTCTCCTTTTGTTTATTGTACACTAAAATCATAGGTTCGTAAACGATATCCTTTTGTTTTTAAAAACATAAGGGTTTCTGTAAAGTCCTTAAGATTGTAAGTGCTGTTCATATCAAATTGTTGTTGGGAACTAACCACAACAATCATAGAATTTGGATTCTGCTCTTTTGTGACTCTGAGAGCATAGGCAGAGTTTGGTATTTGTAAATCTTTTAATTTGTTTTCGCTTTGATAAGGATTAGGGTATAATCTTGTTACTTTGTCATTCACAAGAAACATTTGATAGTATTGTTTGCTCTGGCCCCAAATGTCTATCTGCAAATAATCATTTTCATAATATTTGCCATTCTTATTCATTGTTATAGAGAAGTCATGATCTTCTTTGTAAAATTTGTCCAAAGGTATAACATCACCTTGCACTGTGGCTCTGCACAATCTGATACTGTCTTCTGTAATAATGCGAGTTTCAAACACACTGTTCTTAATAATAGCAGGAAACACAATCCATTTGAAAGAGTTTAATTCGCAATTATCGTTCACACAGGACATAAGATCTCTTACTTCAATAACCTGTCCTATCTCAGATTCNATTAAATTTTTAGTTGCTTTTAATTTTGCTAATTCACAGGATTGGTTCTCTGTNATATCTTTACCAAAATCATGTGTGCCGTTNCCTTCACCTGCGTTAGCAGACCAAGATAGTAGGCACACAAGAAGTGTGGTGGTTAATCTACTCAATAATTTCTGATTGAGCAAATGCTTCATCGATTATACTGGTATCAACCTTGGCCACTCTTGGCGTTGGGTACCAGTCTCTGCGATCGAATTTCATCAATATGAATGATCTATAGTGTGGACCTTCATTGACGACCACTTTGTTTACTATGATGTAACTGCCCATGTCCAACTCATCAATCACTGCTTGTGACAGTTTTTGTGTGTTTTGCACAGTTGCACCGTTGACTACAGACCCGGAATCTTCTATGTAACTCTTCATGTCACCATTGATATAGTTCTGTAATTTATCCGCTATCATAACCTTGGCGCTATGGATACCCTTGTCGATGGCAAATTGCATGTCTTCACTTTGACCAGTGGCTACTCCATAAACCCAATTTTTATCCTTTGGATAATCAAAGAACCAATCAGGAACTTCACTGCCACCACGCAATGTAACATCATCTACTTTTACACCCTTGTTGATGTTCTTGTTCAACGGATTCATAGAGGAACAAGCGCCAAGCATCAAGGCTAGGATGATTACTGTTATTTGTTTCATGCTTTTATTATACAATCTGATGATAAAGTGTCAAGCACCCAAAAAGTCTTGATTTATAAGGACTTTTTCTTCACTGAACTTGCCGTCATCTCACTGATTCCATCTATCAATGATATGTTAGGGTCTACTATTTGGTAATAGTTATAGAGTTCTGTGTGGATTTGTTTGATTCGATCCACAATGTCACTCCGACCTTGTTTGTGTAATTCTTTGATGTAACGCCTATTCTTAATATTCTTTCCATGCATACCTTTGCCGAGCAAAGCATCATCAATGTATTTTCGCCCTGTTTTAAAAAGTCCAATCTTTTCAATCATGTTTGATCTTTCATGTGTATTGTATGAGGAAAAATTTATAAACCTACTAGAGGTATTAGGTATATTGTCCACAGTTGCATAAATTTGTGCCGCCATCAGTTCAGGATTATTTTTATCATAAAAGAAATGATAGATGCCCGGTATATCCATAAATTCATCCATAGGCTTATCGATCATACACCAATACAGTTTGCCGTCTTGTCTGATCAGTTGCGGTTTTTCATGTCCAGTCAGGGTGATGGATTTTTTATTCGAAGTAGGCAACCATTGGCAAACGTTCACTGGCCTTATCCAAAGAACACTGCCTCTAACATAATTAGGATTGGTATAATATCGATCAGTTTTCAAATAATCCAGATCAGAAATTTTTGGAGTTATTGTAGTAACTTTCCCTATTAAGGTGTTTTCATACTGTTTGGCATATTGTAATCCAGGTAGGTATTCAATATTGGATTTTGGATCATCTGTAAAACTAACCAAGTGTGTAATAGTTTCATCAATGTATATGCCATTGTCCATTGCCAGTTTTAAAATTGTAAAACTGTCAGTGCCTCCGGTATATAAAAGTCTTATTTCTTCATACTCTGATCTTAATTTTTTTAATTGTTTAATCATCAAAGATTGTATGTAAGATGGATCAGTTTTGGGTCTTTTAATTCCTTGCAGAGACTCAATTAAAAATGGGTCCACATGATAAAAACAATACTGTTGAGTATCTATAGAATGATCTAATCCATTATACAAGTTGTTAAATTTAACACCATCACACTCAAACCATTGATGTAGGTTTGTAAGATTAAAATTGTGCATGTCTGTTACTTAATCGAAAAATGTCTGCCACGATCCGTCTGGCAATCTGCATTTACGAGCAGGCTGAGACATTGTGTTTTGATTGATCTGCCACACTGCGTTTTTACAAACAAGGCCATGCTTGGATATAAAAGTATCTGACACATAATCATTATTGTTTGGATCTAACCAAACATCTTGTGGCTTGTCATATGCAGGCTCTATTATTATATCAGCATCTGCTACATATGGAATCGTAAGCATTATGATAAAAAATACAATTGATAACACAGTTGCCTTTATCATCTTCTCTTACCCACCTGTTTAAGATCTGCTTTGGCCACAACCATGTATGGGCCTTTGTTGTAAGCAGGCAAAATACTGTATCCTGAAGACACTTCTAACTTGTCTTTGTTATCTTCAACTGGAGCACCATTATTAGGAATAGAAGATGCATTTTTATAAAAAGCAGAAGTTCTAGGCTCAGAGTAATTTGCATCATCGCGATTGTAAAACGCAACAAAATCTCTTTTCTTTTTGCCTGTGTCTATCCCTAAAGATTGCAGATATTTGTTGTGCTCTTTCTGAGCATCGCGATCTCTTTGAGTTAATCCTTTTGTTTTTCTTTTGCGTGTAGAGTTCATACTCAACGCAGGGCCTACTAGATGCATTGTCATAATTTTATTATAAACTATTCTTCGTCTTTGTCAACACTGTTCAAATATCCTTGATCGTTGTACAAATGGCTAATATCAATGTTTTTTGTGAAGTCCAGCCATTCTTTATTAAGATGATTAGTCTTGCCAAAGAATGTGTGCAGTGTATGAATTAGGTCTCCCAATTCTTGTGAATCAATCACAGCGGAAATATCACTGCCACATTCATCTGCATATTCAATCAGCATTTCTATTGCATCGATCACTTGCTTGTCTGTTTTGTCAAGATTGCCTTTTGGAATGTGTGTAGGCGTTTTATACTTGAAGGGGATTATCTTTGCCATAAGTCGTGTGTGATTCTTTCCATGAGTGTGCTGTTTTTATCTAGATCCATCTCTTCTAAAAACTCTAACTGTTTAGCAATCGGCCATGACCATTCATCGTGAATGTATTGCCAGTGCTCAATNCTATCTAAGTCTATAGGCAAGTGTANATGATCCATAACTTTACATATGATCTTATATCCTGAATTAANAAAGTCTTTAAANATAATAGGCAAACACTTAGGATCTGTTTTTAAAACATTTGCACTCATGTAATATTCTAAGTCAATGAACTGTTCGCAAACTGCTAAAATTTGACTGTATGAAAGATATTGTAAACTGACTTCTTTTTTAGCATGTTGGGACAATTCATTTTCAAGGATCGCTAGTTCGTCATATCCGTTCATGTGCCTTTGTGAAATTAAAGACATTAATTGGTGTGTACCATATGCATGGATATGTATAGATTGATGTTCGGCCAAATGTTCGTTGTGCAGTGTTTGATTTATTTTATAAATTTTAAGGGCACTATTAGTTGAAGGCACAACACAGGCTATATCTGCATTTTTCTTTACGTAGGATTTAAAATGAGTTACATCTCTAATTTTGTGCTTGTCGTGTCCGTGAGCATTTTGCCCTTGTCTAGGATCGTCCAAGTCTGTCATGTTTGCAAGATAGGACACTGACCAATTTAAAAATGCAGTGCCTAAATTGTACGTATCCTGTGTAAAAACAATCACTTTCTTTTTTTGCCTCTGTAAGTAATTCTGCCTTTAGTTAGATCATAAGGGGTCATTTCTACAGTGACATAGTCGCCTTCCAACATTCTTATTTTGAATTTTTTAAGTTTGCCTGACGTGTAAGCAATAATAGTGTGACCATTTTCTAGTTTTACTCTTGCTCTTGATTCTGGTAGTAGTTCTGTTACTACTCCGTCGAACTCTATTGCATCTTCTTTACTCATATTTTACCATATATCCTCATATCTGCCCTGTGCTTTTTCGTAATCAAAAGTCCCATTAGGGTGTTTAAAACTTTCTGCTTTTTTAAAAGTTATTATTGTTATAGAAAGTGCAATTATAAAAGCGATATGTCCAACTGCTGAAATCCCAAAAACAAAAAAGGAACCACAGTACAGTGAAAACACAATGCACCACATCCATGCTAGTATCTGCATGGCCGCATGTCTTAGTCCCTCATCAGGCACGTGCCTAAGCGGATTATACTTAAGATTCATTACGCCATGATATGAATCATATATCCATTCTCTCATATTTTTTCTCCTTCTTTATCACTCCTAAATGTTTTGAACCTAGGAAATCTTAATGAGTATGTACCATCTTGATTTTGTGTAACTGCGTCACCACGCACCTCAACCAATTGGTGAAGTAATTTATCTCTGTTTGTCCAAAAATCCTGTCTTTGTGCATCAGAAAAACCAGAACCAACATTAACTTGTATATTTTTGCCATCATCAATACCACTGCATACAAATGCACCCAGTCTGCCTTCGTTACGACCTGTACCTTCTTCTATGTCAACTATATCGAGTGTAACTTCAATAAACGGTTTTGCTTTTAACATATGATGTGATCTTTTACATTCATAGGGTGAATCAGGGTCTTTGATCATTACTCCCTCAAACCCATTTGCAATTGCTTCCTTGTTGAATTGTAGATATTGACTGTACCCAATTGGTGTGTTCAAATCTACTAAATGTTTCTCCAAAGGAAAGATATATTCAAATCCATTGTGTGATGCTACTGGTCTGAACAAGTTTTGTATCATTTTATTCCTTGTTCTACAATCAGCAACACTTTTGCCTGCTCTAAATTCTGCCAAAGTAATGATATCAAATACTGCAAACTTGGCATCAATGGCATTAACATTATCTTTGCGATGCACCTGTTTCATCAGTGCTTGAAAAGATTTAGAAACCATCTCGCCATCAAGTATTACTGGTTCATCAAAGCCATGCATAAGTTTTTCAGCAATTTCTTGTTCAACATGCCTAAAGTTAATAAGTTGTTTGCCATTTCTTGTGTACATGTTCACTGTGGATTTTTCAGGATCAATAAAAGCCAACACACGAACACCATCCAGTTTATAGTCAATAAATTTTTCGCCATGCATCTTGTTTGCATGATTGGCAGAATCATGTGCCAACATACATTCAAACACAGGAATCTGATACTGTGGCATTTTTAGTTTCTTTGCTATGTTGTTCACAGTTTTTTCAGTAACTCCGCATCTAAGATCTTTAATAAGGATTCTTCTATACCAAAGATTCCATTCATCCTGTGTTGCTACATTCATCAGATCGTTTATTGCATCTCTGGCGGCATGCCCTGTAAGGCTTCGTTTGTTTAATTTTTCTGCTACTGAATAAAAAAGTTCTGGCTTGTGTATCCCAGGCCCACTGCTGGGACAGACTTCCACAATTTTTACTCCAAATGTGTGCAGTTTGTCTAATGCAATTCGCAGTCCGTTAAAGAATTCAGTATTGCCCGCATTCATTTCTCTAGCAATGACTTCTTCTTTGAACAGTCTTGAATTGTTTGATTCTAGTTCTTGGATAATTGTATATGGCTCATTCATACACTTATAATATATGAATTTTGGTATGTGTCAACCGGGGGAAATAAATCCCCCGATTGTATTGGATTTTTTAGAATGAAAATTTCATTCCAACAGCCATTTGGTCTGTGTCGACTGTTGATCCTTCGTTGTCAGTTTGCTGAAATTCAGCATAACCTTTTAAAGAATCAGTAAAGTCTCTTTCAATACCATATGTCATATATGTTGCTGTGCCTTCTTTGTCACCCCAACCTAC